TCTTAAAAGATTCCCTTAAAAGAATCCCCTCTTCTTCTTCATCGGGTGTGGAGGACGGTTCAGAATCGCCACCGAAGACGAAGAAGACGCAGCCTTCTTTTGAAAGCCAATCCCCAAAACCCAGCGAGGTGTGGTGGACGGCGGAGGACGTCGAAACAGCTAGTAGCATTCTCTGGGAATCTGTTGCTCGGCTCAGCCCGCTGCTGATCAGGGCCCTTGAGGCAGGAACCGTTCTGGCCATTCTCGCCAACATGCAGAGCATCGACGATCTGCGCCTCTGGCTGGACACCAGCTGCGCGTTCCTGGGGACCAGGCACACCTGGGGCGGCTACGTCGGGGACTCAAGGCAGTGGCCTGCCCGGCGGGAGATGACACGCGCACTGGTCGCACGAAGCAAGCCCGCAGAGTCTTTCGATCAGCAAGAAACCGTCCATGCTGACGTTCCCAACTACCAGACGGCATCGGAAAAGAGGCGCGCTCCGCAACCAACCCCCGAACGTACACCCAAGTGTGGCTCCTGTCATGGCGAAGGGGTTATCGAGACGGGCCCATTTGATCCCGTCAGCTTCTGCACGTGCCCGGCCGGCTGGGCGAAGCAAGCCAACGAGTCCCCGGGTTACATCGAGAAGATCAACAGCATCCGGCGGAAAGGCAGCGCGCCGAGCGGCGCCACTGTGGAGACGGCGATCAGGGAAAGGAACAGGAGCGGCAACGCTGCCGATCCCAGCGGAGCCCGCAGCACAGTTGCATAATTAAACCGATGGAAAACTCCCTTGAAGTCCTGTTGTGGGTGAAAAGACGCTCCGTTTCGGAGTTGGAGAACTTCGTGAGGGATTCGCTAACACCGCTCGAAATCCGTGAACAGGCGTTATACGAGTTGGCTTGGCATCGCAGCCCGGAGCAGCTTCGCGCCCTCTGCGAACAATGGTTCAGGGAGTTGTCGATTGAGCAACTCGAGGAACTGTTAGGGGCCAGCGCTCGCCCAACCGCTGTACACGCTGCGTTTGAGACTGAACGCCGGATTCAGGCGGAACTCCAGAATGTACCAGAGAATTTATCGGTGCTTGGTCCACGCGCGCGCGAAGTAATCCTGGCGCGGGCCGTCGCCAAGCAATTCGATCACGCTCCCCAGGCATGGAATCACATCGAGGAGGTCAGGGTTAGAAGCAGCCTGCGATCTCTGTCCGTCGATCAGTTAACCGAGCGGTTGCGTTCAGACGCGAAAGAGGCACTCGAAGCGGCCGACGAGATTATTTGGCGTATCGCGTTGGCACGAGCCGCATCCGCCTGCAGAAACCTTTGGAAATTGCCGGACATTGCGAATGCCGGCAAGCTACTGGATCTTGAGGCCCGCGCGGTAGAAATCAGTCCCTTAGAGCCTCTTCCGGGGCCAGCCGGTTACCCTGACGTTCCGCCGCCCGACGCTTATCCAGGTCTCGACGGGGCGATGATCCCGATTGCGGAGCTTGATCGAGCCATAAGAGCGGCTGCGAGGGGCGGCGAGCTTTGGGCATGACGGATTTCAACAACATTCGACACCCCCTACAGCGGAAATTCCTAGCGGCATTCGCGGTCTGCGGAAACCTAACGAAGGCCGCGCGCTGGGCCAAGGTGCACCGCACAAGCCATTACGTCTGGCTCCAGGATGCAGACTATGCCGAAGCATTCCGGCTCGCTGAGCAACGCGCAGTGCGCACGCTCGAAGACGAGGCGGTCCGGCGCGCCCATGACGGGATTCGAAAAGCCGTCCGGTACAAGGGTCGAATCGTCGGCTATGAAACGGAGTATGACAATACCTTGCTGCTCGCGCTCCTGAAGGCCGGGAACCCTGACAAATTCCGCGATCGGAGCACCAGCGACGTAAACCTCAAGGGCCCGCTCTCGATTGAGTTGCTGCGAGAAATCCGACGCGAAGCCGAACATGACGACGATCCCGGCCGCGGTTAGATCAGAGATTGGCCAGTTAGAGCTTTCGGTGGTTCCGCACCCGGATCGATTCGCCCGCGGTGTCCTGCGGGCTGATCTTTGGGAAACCCAGGCGGTCATCATGCGAGCCGTGGCAGCAAACCCCCTGGTCGCCGTCAAAGCCTGCCACGCCTCCGGAAAGACCTTCATGGCAGCCCGGCTCGCGCTGTGGTGGCTTATTCGCTGGATGGAGCGGGGGCGCGTGCGGGTGATCACCACGGCGCCGACGCTGCGCCAGGTCAAGCTCATGTGGGAGGAGATCCGGACGGCCGCCGACAATTCAAGGCTCAAGTTCCCGGAGTGCGGATCGCTCGCGTTGCGCATCTCGGACGAGTGCTACGCCATGGGCTTCAGCTCATCCCGGGGAGTCAACGCCCAGGGCTTCCATGGTGATCACGTGCTCATCATCGCGGATGAAGCACCCGGGATTGAGCCGGACTTGTGGGATGCGATCGAAGGTATCCGGGCGGGCGGAGACGTGCGGATACTCATGCTCGGAAACCCAGTCGTGCCGTCTGGCCCTTTCTTTGACACCTTCACGCGCGAGCGCGCCGCGTGGAAATGCTTCACCATCTCGGCTTTTGACACGCCCAACCTTGCCGGCCTCGATATCGAGGCACTCCGCGGCATGGATACCGCCGCCCTGGCAATCGCAGAGAAGCCGTTCCTAGTGACGCGCTCATGGGTTCGCGAAAAGATGACCCGCTGGGGAGTCGGTCACCCCAAGTTCCGCGCCCGTGTGTTAGGCGAGTTCCCCGCACAATCCGAGTACGCGGTGTTTGAGCTGGCCTGGATCGAGAAGGCGAAGCGCGAGCCAACCGCGCAGGAACTGAAAGAGGCCGAAGGGCATTACATCCAGGTCGGTATCGACGTGGCGGGCGCGGGCGGCGATGAAACAGCGCTCGTGGCGCGCGTGGACGGGATGATCATTCATCAGGAGTCCTGGCGGGACGCAGACCCCCGCGGCGCCGTCGTGCGCGTCCTGGGCGCGCTGAAGGGGCATCCACGATACCGGCTCGGCTACGTGGTGGTGGACATCGTCGGAGTTGGTTACGGGTTTGGGCTGCATCTGCGGGACCAAGGGTTTTCGGTGTTCGGTTTCCAGGCGGGCGCGCGGGCCATTGATCCGACACGCTTCGCCAATTCGAAAGCTGAGGCGTATTTCACGGCCCGGGAGTACTTCAGGGAAGGGCTGCTGTGTGACCTGGCCGACGAGGATACCGAGGCTCAGCTTTCAACCATCAATTACCGGGAAACCTCGCGCGGACTGACGGAGATCGAATCGAAGGATGACGCGAAACGGCGGGGGCTGCCGTCGCCGGACCGCGCGGAGGCGCTCATCATGTCCCTCGCCAACATCCCGCACTCGGTCACCGTGGTTCTGAATCCTCACTCTTGAGCGGTTCGGGTTATGATTTCGTGAACACGAACACCGATGGAAGCGCGCAGCATGATCGGGAGCGCCGCGGGAGCGTGCGTCGACCGTTCGCTCTACAACACGACCAAAGAGAGGCGCGCCAAACGCGTCGTGAGCGTGGCCCCGGCGCTGGCCGGAGACGCTCTCACGCCAGGGACGTGTCCACGGTGTGGGTTCGCGGGCTTGCATGGTAAACCGGAGACTTGCATCCGGGCACTGCGCGAAGAAATCTGCCGCCTCGAATTCAAAGCCGAACGACCGAAACCCAGTGAACCGAAACCTCAGAATCCAGAATCACCGAAACCGGTTGCTGACCCGGCGGAGCACGCTATGAAACCGAAAGCTGCGGACGCGCACCCGGCGAACAGACAGCCTGAACGTGGAACCCCGATGAACACCATACACAACCACTACGCAGCCGTACTGGCGCACCTGGAACGCACGAGGGCTGACGCAGAGCGCGGGATCGTGGCAATCCGCACGCTCATGGCTCGCGAGCCCGCGGTGAGCCGGACACAGAACCGCCCGGCCGCATCCAGCGCGACTCCGAACACCGTCAAGATTTGCGAATTTCTGAACGCGAACCCGGGGAAGTCCTACACTGCGGCGCAAATAGGCGAAGGTATCGGCCGGAAGGGTTCAAAGAAGGCCATGCGCAGCACGCTGATGCGCCTTGCCGAGTCCCAGCGAATCAGAAAAGTGGAACGGGGCCGATATGAAGCCGTGCCAGGGGCGGCGGGAATCTAAATACCTTCCGCACACGCGGTAATTGACCGGCCTTGCGCTCAAGGCTGCAACGTGAGACACTCCACGCGGTCGAAGTCG